CCCATATAGCAGAAGACACCAATGAGGAAGTGGAAGACTACCAACTGGTAAGGACCACCATTATAGAGCCATTCATCAAGACTTGCTGCTTCCCAGATAGGATAGAAGTGAAGTCCGATTGCGTTGCTTGAAGGAACAACAGCACCAGAAATGATGTTGTTTCCGTACATGAGTGAACCAGCAACAGGTTCACGAATACCATCAATGTCCACCGGAGGTGCGGCAATGAAGGCGACGATGAAACATACAGTAGCAGCAAGCAGTGTAGGAATCATCAGAGTTCCGAACCAACCAACATAAAGGCGGTTGTTCGTTGAAGTAACCCACTGGCAAAATTGTTCCCAGGAGTTAGTAGATTGTCTTTGTGCAATTGTAGCAGTCATTTTACTTTAAAAAGAAATAAGTATGAGTATAGGGATTACTCGTTTACTGATTTCCTTCACTACCCTCAAGTGAAGGTAAGATGAGAGACGTTTTTATACACCCCATAGGTCCCGGTTAATGGGTGTTTAACAATGTTAAGAATTATGAGGAATTCGTAACATTTGTTTACCTATTTATCATACTACGGTCTGCTTCTGGTGTCAAGCATAAAAAAGTCCCCTTTCGGGGACCGTAAATTATTCTGCTTCTGGGAGTGGAATTTCTTCTGGTTGTGGTTCTGGTTGTGGAAGAGTCACACCTATTTGTGTAAGATACTCAATCGCACCTTGAACCTTCAAAAAAAGTTCTCTTTTTGTTGTGGCCTTAGTTTGAAGTCCTTCCAATTCAAGGGATAGGTCTTGTGCTTGCTTTACAAGATTCGCAAGATGTTCCTGTTGTTCAGTCATAAAATTAAATAAACTCAATTTATTTATAGTATAATACATAAAGACAAATAACAAAATAACATCAATAAATAGTTACAAACATTACTTTTAGAAAAATGAAAAGATTAGCACTTATCTTTTCGTTATTCTTCACTACTCCTGCTTTTGCTGGTGAAATCACATCAAAAATCACTGACTCAATTCAATTAAATGTTCAGGGTGCTGCGGTACAATCAGAAAGAGTCGGTGCCTCATATGCAGTTTCAGGCACCAATATTAATGTAACAACTCTTGGAGGAGTTGGTGGAGCAGGTTCTTATGGTATCAATACAAACGGACAAGCATTTAGTTTCTCTGAAACATCAATTACTGCAGATGTTGATGTTACCTCTCAGTCGGCAGCTTCTGGAACAATTGCTTCTCCCAACCTTTATAGCAACTCTACTACTCAATTAGGTGGAGATAAGGGTTCTCTTGCTGGTACTTTAAGCGGAACTGGTGTTCCAACAATTACTGCGGGTGGTTCAGGAACAACTGGAACAGCACAACGTAGCGTTGAATTGAGCGTATTTAAGTGAGACATATAACTCTCGGACTGGTTACAGTTCTGGGAGTTATAAGTCCTTCATACGCTGGACCCGTAACTCCCAACTTCACCAGTGGGACTATTACATCTGAGACTAAAACACGCACTGAAGTTATTGAGACTATCAGGCAAATAGAATATACTACTGGAACATCTTATACAGTCACTGGCACCAACATTAATATACCAGGAACTCCTGCTCCTGGTATGAATTACACAATTCAAACTCAAGGTGCTCCATTCCAATTTAGTGAGACTTATTTGACTCCTGGAGTGGCAAAGGAAACATGGATAGACAGAAAAACTACGGAAGATTCTATAACAAATACTATATCAGTCTTCACTCAATAATTTTTATGCCCCCTACCTTTTGGCATTTTAGTTTTATTTCTCCCATTAATAAACCCAATTGGACACTCAAAATGAGTTAATATTTCTTCTCCAGTTAATGGGTTGTGATACCACTTTCTTCCAACATTATGAGAACCCCATAATTTTTTTCTTTCATTTAAATTAAAATGACTTTTTTGAGTTTTCTGTGAGTGAATATCCCTATTCTCTTGATTCGAAAATCTTTCTTTTTGAGATTTAGACATAAGTTCTTTAGACTTTTCCATTCCCTCTTTATGTGATTTTTTATATTCTTCATTTTCCCACATTTTTTTAGAGGCAATAGAATGTGACTCTCTTGATTTCTCCCTATTGTTTTCAGTCAAAGTATTACCTCCGTCCCCCCCATCAGCAAAGTTACACAACAAACCACCTTCAACTTTTTTACCATATATTTTTATCATTCTTCTCTCTTCATCCATACATTCATTTCTCGTTCCTTCAAATATTATTTCATATTGAAATGAATTTTCATCTTCTGCTTTTTGCCAAGTATTTAAATGGAAATTATTTCTTCTTTTTTTAGAAATACATCTATCACCTTGCCCCATTCCAACATAAAAGGGAATTCCCCCCCGTTTATGGATATAAACATAAGTCATAGTATTTCTGCTTGGTTAGTAACATTATTATTTATAATACCACAAGGTTATGTAAGAGCACAACAAGCACCAAGTAATACGAATATTGCAGGTCCAAGTGCTTCAGCAACAGGTAGTGTTGTGAATCAGGCAGTTCAGGTGCTTCAAGGTCCTTATGCCTTGAATACATTTGGTAATGGAGTTTCATGTCAGGGTCCTACAATGAGTGTTGCTCCATTTGCTTTGGGAAGTTTCAATGGAAATCAAGACCCAACATCATACCAATCTCATAGTGGAAACTTTGGAGTAAGTTTGGGTTTTAATTTTCCTCTAGATGGTTCATTACAAGAACTTTGTAAGGCAAGAGCTCGTGTAGAAATTTCAAGACAACAAGCAGAATCGGATAAGGCAAGACTTGACTTTGAACTTGTGAGACTTTTGAAGTGTGGTGAAGCATTAAAGAATGGAATTTCATTTCATCCACAAAGTCCCTATGCAAAAATTTGTGCTGATATTATTGTGAAGTATCCAAGAGTACAGGATGTAGCAAATGGAAATAAAACCAATAAAAATTAATTCTTCTAGGATTGATGCTCCATCAATTATTCCAACAATAGAACCTCCCGTAATTAGGAAAGCAGAACGATCTGTGATACCAAGTGTTGATATGCCAATTATTAATATGCCAGATACCACTATAAAGTATCCAGTGATCGATGTTCCAACTCAAGAAGAGTTTGATGCTGCCGTAAGAGCAGAGCAAAAAAAGAAAGAAGAAGAAAAAGAAGAAAAATCCAGAGGACTTCCAGATACTACCCCTACCCCTCAACTGCCCCCAGTTGTTCAAACCCCCCCAGATGATCGGAATATTTCCGATCAACCAATACAAACTAGTAATTTAGGAGTACCCGTCATTGAAGTACCAATCATCGGGGAAGTTCCAGTTCCTCCGAAAGAACAGGTTATGCTTGCTGGCACCACTGCTACTGCTTCTGTTGCTGCGGCTATTGTTGGCAAATCTTTGGTGGAATGGATGGTAGGTAAAATGAAACCTATTGTTCAGCAGATATTCATAAGGGGTAAGAAACTTTTGAATAGAGATCTTACTCCTTATGAACTTCAGGTTTATTTTGCTTTTGAAAAAACTTCTTCTATGAAAAAAGTCAATAAGTTACTCAAAAAAGAAGGGAAGAACGAAAAGAAAGAACAATATAAGAAGTTTCACTCAAAGCAATTATTTTGATTTATTCTTTATTTTAAATGCAACATCACCAAGAAAAGAACCAACAGCAAGTATAAGAACTTTAGAATAAGAATCTCTACTAGCATTATCAAGTTCTACTTGTCCTTCTGTACGAATCGCAACAGATTCTACAGCAGAAATCATTAAAGCACTCCAAATGATTAAGAATAGTCTTACAATATTAAAGTAAATCACTTCTTACGCTTTGCGTCAAGTTCAGCAAAATCCTTTTTCTTTGTTCCTCCTGAGTATTCCCAAGCATATCCTTCAGAGATCATACGATCATTAAGACATACATCATCAACATATAACCTTCCAAGAATTCTTCCATACTTTTCAGTTGAGTCTGGAAGTTCCGTTTTAATGAGAATATTTTTTTTACCATCAAGATTTTTTTTCAACCATTCTTTGACTTCTAATCCAAGTGCTTTTTCTTTGAGATCGGTTGTACGACTTTCCGGAGTATCAACACCACTAAGGCGTACTCGCTTAGTAAGAGAAATATCGAAGCCAAGATCAATATCCGCATCGATTGTGTCACCATCAACTACTCTCAATACTTGTTTTACTCTGTAGATATATGGGTCTTTATCCATTAGAATGGTAATTTAAACTTCTCAGTATTTAGTTTAGGAATAGGTAATTTTTCAAATGCTTTTGATACCTGTTTCTCTACAACAGCACCAACAAATGCTTCCGGATTATCTAGAATCTTCTGTGCTTTTTGATAAGTAATGTATGCTCCTACGCAAAGAGCACCACTAATGCTTAGACTTGTGATTGATAGAATTAGACTCAGATGTTTCATCTTTCATCTCCTCGGATGCTAACTTTAATATGTAGTAAATTACATAAGCAGTAAATACCAAACCAGAACAAAGAATTATAACTACACCCCAAGGAAATTCATTCATCCCAAACACCTTCTTGCTTATGAATCCATATCTTTAAATCTTTTACATATTTTCTTAATATTTGTGCTTGTTCTTCATGCCAAAAATCACCCGTCTCCATATGAAGGCGGGTGTGATTATCTATTGCTTTAAGAATTTGGTGAATTGGGGCGTTCCAACATTGACGCTTGGGAGTATTCCACTCTCTTGGCATAAAACCTCATTATTTTTTCTTACCACCGTTCTTTGCTTTCTTTGCAGTAGCATTACCTTGATTCTGCTTAGAATTTTTACCTCCAGCAGAACCCTTCTTACCTTTGTTTGCTGATTTTGCCATTATGCTCCTGTGCGTGGTTGAACGAATCCTTCACCATCTTCTACTTTAGTTTCCAGTGCTTCAACTCTTGCTTCAAGAGTTTCTGGTGGTGCTTCAGGGGCAGGTGGTTCTGGTGGAGTTTCTACAAACTCTTCTCTTTTAGGTTCTTGCTTTTTTTCATCTTCATCATCTCCACCTTTCTTCATCGTATTAATACCAAAAGTAGCAGCAGATGCTGTGAAGACTGTAGCGATAAAAGTTGGGTCCATCTTAGATAGAGTGCCCGCATAACTTGCAGTAAGAAGAGCAGCAGACCAACCCAAGATACATATACGAATTAATTGTCCCATAGCATTTTCGTTTTTCTTAGTAGTCATTTTCCTTTGTGAATAGGGTTAACCTTTTTTCCAAGATTCACCTTCTGCTTTTCTTCTACGAGCAAGACCTGCTTCTACATTTGAACCAGGATTTCTGTAGAGATATAAAGCATCTGGAACTAAGTCCCATTCTTTATTCTTCAGTCTCTTAGTGATAGTATTAAAATCACCAGAACCATAAAAACCAGCACCGAGATTATAAGCAAAAGAAAGTAGGGCACCTCTTTTGCCGTCAGACATTTCATTCCAGTGTGGAATTTTACGAAGTGAAGGAAGAAACTCTCTCTTACATTGTTCAATCAAAAGTTCATCTGCTTCTGTTTGTGTGAGAGTATCACCCATATGGAATGCAGATCCATCTTTCTTACGAGTTGAACCCCAACCAATTGTGATTGGAAGTCCACCAGATAGAGGATC